ACTCGACTAACACCCTGCCCGCCTCGTATGTCTGCGGCCATGCCGGCGCCATCGGCGGGACCCCGGCAACCCTGCGGCGCATCGTCTGGTCGTCCGACGAGGCAGCGGCATCATCTCTCACCTCCGACGAGGTGGAGAACTTCCCCCCGCTGAACGTCCTGTATGAGTGGCAGCCCCACAGCGATGTCCAGCCGATCACGCTGCGCACGGGCGAGGGCATCATGGTGTACAACGTCTCCGGCGCGGCGGGGCTGCTGGATGTTGCCATCGAGTTTACGAGGGAGTAGCGCCATGACGCTCACGCAGATATGGGAACAGGATTGCCGCGATATCACGTCCGTCGCCCGTCGCTCCGGCAGGGATGATCAGGACTGTTACGTTTCTCTCGGTCACGGCTCGGTAGAAGACGGCGTGCGAAAGCCGCTGTCTATGGGGCGCCTGGGGTATGCCGATTTGATCGCCGATGACTGGTATGTAGCGGGGTAGGGTGTGGAAACATTTCATGCAAGAACAGGGACACGGGGCGGCGCAATCTCAACGCGGGCGCCCTGGGTTTGCCCGCCGGCCGAGAACATGCAGGCTTTGTCAAACCCTGCCGCTTCCGTTTCCAACGTGACCATCCCCGCGCCCTATAACGCAAAATTAGAGGCGGTCGCCCTCCTCGGCATCTTCAACCGGCGCGGATCGGGACAGATCGTCCGGATACGCGAGGTGGAGATTTGCCCTGTTGCCCCGGCAAAAACCGCATCCTTGCAGGCGAAACTTACGCTGAGCCGCATTACCGCCGCCTCCGGAGGATCCGCGAACGGAACGGCGACCAGCCTGGACTCCCAGAGCGCGGCGCTCTCCGACGTTACGTTTGTCGCAGGCTCAACCGTGACAACCAGCGGCGCGGAGCTCCTGGCGTTCAGACAGCTTCCATACAGCTATTACGCCTGGAGCGCCGTAGGGTCGAGTTACTCCTTATACCCGTATCCTTCAGATTACGCCAGTTTACGCGGCCTCAACGCCAGTCAGGACCGTAAATTAGGGCTATCCCAGCTTTACGTCTGGGGAGGCCACGCGGACCAGCAAAAGATTGTGATGCGCACCGGAGAAGGAATCGCTGTACATACAGCCGCGACGGCCTCGATAAACCTCGAATACGACATCTCCGTCTGGATTCGGAACTCCTCCACCGGGGCCTGCTACTGCCTGCACATGATCGCTGTCAGCGAGGCCGAAGCCCTGTTCAGCGTGATGAATGGAGGGGCCACGCCGTTCGAGATTCTTCGCATCGAGATTACGGAACAGGGGCCATCTCTCGGCCCTGTTTACACCATCGAGAATATCGAGGACATGATCCCCGGTATTTGCGGCGAGCAGATTGTCCCCACGGGGATGGATTCCCTGAATGCCCTGAATGAAAACGTGCTTTGCTGCGGAAATTGTTACGTGCGCATGGAAGGTTACGCCGCCGGAGCCACGATGAATAGCGCGATAAAAGTGATGGTGAACGGGCGGGGACCCACGGTTGGCCCTGGGGTAGCGATGGGCCCCTTGCCGCTTCGCAACGTCATTTTCACGTCGAAAAACGAGCAGGACTATGTTCTGCGCGAGGGCTCCGGGATGGCTGTCTTTAATCGCGGCTGGGCGAACAACGCCGATACCGACATCATCATCAAATTCACCCAGGAGGCAGGGGAGCCTACTGATGCGGAAATTGCGCAGGCGGTGTGGGAATATGGCAACAGGACTTTAACATCATGAGTCTATTAAGCATTGCGCAGGCAGTCTGGGAATATGCCGCCAGGACGCTTCTGGCAGGCGTCCCCAGCGAGCCTCAAAACAGGGCCGAGGAAATCGCCCGGGATGTCTGGGAACATGCGACACGCACCCTGACGGGCGGCGAGTCCCATTCCGGCGCCGCGCTGATCTCCGGCTCCGGGGCGCTCGTCGCCGTGGGCGTCGCCGCGATGCTCGGCATCGGGTCCATCTCTGGCTCCGGGGCGCTCGCCGCTTCCGGAGAAAAGGGCGCCCGAGGCACATCTGTAATCTCCTTGAGCGGGTCGCTGTCCGCAACCGGCGAATCAGGGCATTCGGGCACGGCGTTTGTCTCCGCGAGCGGGTCTCTGGTCGCCTGCGGAGGGAAGGCAGCCGCAAACATCGTCGCAATCTCCGGCTCCGGGGCGCTTACGGCCTCGGGGCACATGGCAGCAGCCTCAGCGGTTGTCGTCTCAGGCGGCGGATCCGTCAGCGCTGCGGGCGCAAACGGGGAGGAAAGCCACTCCGGGGCAGCCGTCATTTCAGGTGCGGGATGTCTTCTCGCCGAGGCGTCGAAGGCAACGTCGGCGGCAGTTGTCGTCGTCTCCGGCGGCGGAAACCTTTCCGCTGTGCTGGCGCGAGACATCGGCATCATGCAAGCCTCCGCAACCGCCGTTGCGCCGTCAATGGCAGCCCTGTCCGCCACGCCTGCGCTTTTAGCTTCGGCTGCGGCGCCGATGGCAGCGATAGCCGCATCTATAACGCCGTCAATGACAGCGCTGGGGCTTGCCCCATCCGTCGCGGCAAAAGAAGTGTGAGAGGAACGATCCTATGGGACTAAAACTGAGCACAGTCGCCGTTGAAGAGAGTGTTTACGGAATCAGGGTCTCGTTTTTCGATTCCGCCGGCTTAGCGGCAACCCCAAAAACGCTGGCATGGTCGCTGACGGATTCCGGGGGAGCGGTCGTCAACGATCGCAAGGCAGTCGTCATCTCCACGCCGGCATCGACCGTGACGATTGTTTTAAAGGGAGACGATCTGCAAATGCTGGGGTCGGCGCAAAACAAGGAAGCGCGCCTGGTGATTGTGGAGGGTACGTATGACGATGCGGTGCTGGGGATGGATTGCCCGATCCGAGAGGAGGTTTCCTTCCTCCTGGAAAACAGGCAGGAGGCGGTATGAACCGACGCCCAAAAATGGCCTGGAATCGTTTTTTACCGTCAGACGTCCCGGTGGATGCAGCGGCAACCGGAGCGTTCCGGCAGAAAGGGGCTTACTGATGGCAATGCTCTTCGATCAATTCGGGCGGGAGGTACAGGTAAAAAAACAACCGGAGACCCGCGAGATCGCCGTCACGACCATCCGCGACCGCTGGAGCAACTACCCCTCCGGCGGGCTCACCCCGCAGTCTCTGGCGACGATCTTTAAAGAAGCCGATATGGGCGATGTGGCCCGCCAGGCGGAGCTGTTTGAGGAGATGGAAGAGAAGGACGCCCACCTGTTCAGCCAGATACAGACCCGCAAAAATGCCGTCACGGGGCTCGACTACGATGTCACAGCCTGGTCCGACGCCGCCGAAGACAAGAAAATCAGGGATTTTGTTGCCGATTGCATTTTTGCGATGGATGCGTTCGAGGAAACCGAGCTGCACATGCTGGACGCAATCGGCAAAGGGTACAGCCAGGCCGAGCTGATGTGGCAAATCGACTCAGGGCGCGCCGTGATTGACGACATCCGGTGGATCCACGCGAAAAAGGCCGTGTTTTACGAGCGCGGCGCCGCCAGCCAGTGGCAGAAAAGCTGCGAGATCCCGAGGATTTTGACCGAGGCCCAGCCGATTAACGGTGAAGAGATGCCGCCCTTCAAGCTGGTCTATCACCGGTACAAGGCGCGTTCCGGGTACGACACCAGGGCCGGCCTGCTGCGCATCGTCGCGTGGATGTACCTGTTCAAAAACTACGCCATTAAAGACTGGGTCGCGTTTGCCGAGGTGTTCGGCATGCCGCTTCGTCTGGGCAAATACGACCCCGCTGCCAGCCGGGAAGACAAGGACGCGCTGCGCGCCGCCATCTATTCGCTGGGGTCGGACGCCGCCGGAATAATCTCGAAAAATACCGAGATCGAGTTCGTTGAGGCGGTGAAAAACGCCGGGACGAACAACATTTACGAGGCCCTTGCCAATTTCTGCGACGCGCAGATGTCGAAGGCGATCCTCGGCCAGACGGCGACGACGGAAGGGACGCCCGGTCGGCTGGGCAATGAGGACGCCCAGGACAGGGTGCGCCATGATCTCATCCGGGCGGATGCGGAGGCGCTGGCCAACACCATTCGCGGGCAGATCATCCGGCCTCTCGTCGGGTTCAATTTTGGCTGGGACAAGCCGCTCCCGTGGTTCAAGATTTTTCACGAGCGCCCCGAAGACACCGAAAAGCTGAGCGTCATGTATAAGAATCTGCACGAGATGGGCCAGCCGATCTCCGTTGAGCATGTCGCCGACCGCTTCAAGGTGCCGCTGCCGCAGGAGGGCGAAACGCCCCTGCCTGCCCCCGCAGCGCGAAACAATGCCCCGATTGCCGCCAAAAACAAGCCGTCAGGCGACGATCTGACCGGCGGGAGGGTGGTTATAGCCAAAGCCGCCTCAGACCCCTCTAACGAAGACACAGGCGCAGGAACGGCTATTGACCCGGCGGACGTGATCGCCGAGCGTCTCGGGAAGGATTCGCTGGCCGCGATGGACGCAATGATCGCCCCGCTCCAAAGGCTGGTCAATGAGGCCGCCGATCTCGAAGACCTGCGGGATCGCATCATCGATCTCTATCAGGAGATGTCTCCCGCCGATCTGGGCACAATCATCGCACGAGCCATGCTGCTGGCCGAGGCATCGGGGCGTCTCGACATCCGCGAGGAGGCGTCGTTATGACGCACGAGCTTGAAATCGCGCTGAATCTCCCCTTTCCGGAGGCGGAAAAGTTCATTCAGGATAAGCTGAACATTCCGACGGCCCGCTGGGACGATCTCTGGCACGAGCAGCACGCCAAAGGATTCATGGTGGCCGGGGCGGCAAAGGCGGATATCCTGACGGATTTTCGCACGGCGGTGGAAAAGGCAATCAAAAACGGCACGACGCTTGAGGAATTCCGCAAGGATTTTGACAACATCGTAAAAAAGCACGGGTGGAGCTACAACGGCACGCGCAACTGGCGCAGCGAGGTGATCTACTCCACAAACGTCCGGCAGGCGTACAACGCCGGACGCTGGCAGCAGTTGACCGACCCGGAGCAGTTGGAGGTTATGCCGTATCTGACCTACAGGCACGGCGACAGCCTGCACCCACGCCCCGCGCACCTGGCATGGGACGGAATCACGCTTCCCGCGGAAGACGCCTGGTGGGACACGCATTTCCCGCAAAATGGCTGGGGCTGCAAATGCCGGGTCTCCGGCGCCGCGAAGAAGGAATATGAAGCGGCGCGTCAGGGAGGCAAAGGTGAAGCGCCCGACTCTCCGATTGACCCCAAAACCGGCGAACCGGCAGGCATAGACCGGGGCTTTGGCTACAATGTCGGGGATGCTTACGTGAAGCATACCCACGACATCCTGGCCGGAAAGCTCGCAAACTGGCCGGCGGATATCGGCGCTGAGGCCATGCCGGAGATGGCCGTACCGGCGCGGAAGCTCATCGAGGAGAATTATCTGGCATTCCTCGACAAAGCCTTCGCCGGGAAGAAGCCGGAACGCGCCTATGCATTGCTGGGCGCGATGACGCAAGAGGATCTGAGCTTCTTGAAAGGGAAGGGCCAAACCCCGCAAAGTGTGGAGATCGCCATCAGTGATCGTCTTATTGTCGGCAAGAAGGCCGCGCGTCATACAGCAGCAGGAGATGCCTTGACGGAAAGCGAATGGCGCAATTTACCGGCGGGCGTTTTGGAGCCGGAGGCCGTTTTGTATGATCGAACCGACGGGAAATTGCTGTACGTCGCGTCGGCCGAGAAAGACCCAACGGCAATGAAGGTGGTAGTCGAATCCAATGTTTACGTTCAGAAGCTGAATAAAACGATCAACGAGGCTGTCTCGGTGTTCAAGATGGATAGGCAGGCGTTGCAAGACAAAAGACGATATGAACTGGTCAGAGGACAGATTTAAACGGGCGGGAGGCCGGCAGTCCCTCCATACCAGGAACCCTTTCGGGCACCCGCCGCAGGCACACCGCAATTTCCTGCTGTCGCCCGTTCGGCAGCAGTGAAACATAACGACGAAACGATGTCAAGGGGAAAGTAAATGCCTGAAATAACCATTAAAGTTGACGGAGCGGACGCAATCAGGGAACGGCTGCGGGAGTTGTCATCCCGGCTGTCGAATATGTCGCCCATCATGCGGGCCATCGGCGATCGCGTAGTCGAGCAGACCAAACGCCGCTTCGAGGCAGGCGGCCCAGCCCCGGACGGCGCCGCCTGGCTGCCCCCAAAATCTCCGAATCCGAAACGGGTGCGCACGCTTACGGTAACGGGCCACCTGCGGGACAGCATCCGGCCCCAGGTCGATGGAAGGCGCGTGGTGATCGGGACGAACAAGGTCTATGCCGCGATCCACCAGTTGGGCGGAAAAACCGCCGCGTCGGTCATCGTTCCGCGCCGCAAACTGGCGCTGAAAACTCCCTACGGCCTGTTCAAAAAGGTGAATCATCCCGGCTCAGTAATCCCGGCCCGGCCGTTTCTGGGGGTAAGCGCCGCCAACAGCGAGGAGATACTCGACATCATCAACGATTACATAGCTTCGAGGTAACAGATGAAAAACATATTGATTATTTTGAAAGAGCTGTCAGGCGCCCCGAACGAATTTCAGGTGCTGCCGGCGGGGACGATCGAGATCGAGGGAGACGGCGCGGCATTTCTCGACGAGCAGGCGGCGACCGAGATCATCGCCGCATTTAAGGCGCGCGGCAACGACATGGTGATCGATTACGAGCATCGCACCCTCGATGATGTCGAGGCCCCTGCGGCCGGGTGGATCAAGGCGCTGACGTGGAAGCCCGCCGACGGGCTCTGGGCGACGGTCGAGTGGACGAAGCGGGCCGCTGAATATCTCAGCAACAGGGAATACCGGTATTTTTCGCCGGTGATGCTGGTCAGGGAGGGCAGGCGTACAGTGGCGAAGCTCATCAACGTCGCCTTGACGAACAGCCCGAGAATTAACCATTTGCAGCCGATTGTGTCCAAATGGGATCCCAATCGGCTGCAAATCAATCAGGAGGAATCAGGTATGAAAAAAATCAGGGAGTTGTTGGGGCTCGCAGCAGACGCGGACGACGCGGCTGTCGAGGCGGCGGTGGCCGGGGTAGTGGCAAAGAACAGGGAACAGGGCGATGCTGCCGGTAAAGTCGTCGCCTGCAAGGAAGTCATGGATGCGCTCGGCGCGAAAGAAGGCGCGGGGAAAGACGAGGTTGTCCAGATAGTCGCCTCCCTCAAGGCCCCGGCGGACGTCGCAAAGACCCTGAGCCTGGAGGTCGCGACGCTGAAAACAAGGCTTGCCGCGATGGAGCAGGAAGACCTCGTGGCACTTGCGCTCAAGGAAGGTAAGACGAGCCCCGAGGAGCTGGACAAATGGGGCCGCGACTTAGCCGGGAAGGCCCCGGAACAGTTCCGGCAGATCGTCTTGTCTCGCCCGGCGGGGAGCGTGATCCCGGTCGAGCGTCTTATTGTGGCGAAGGATACGCAGACGGGCGCGCTCGCCGACGACGTACAGGCGGCAGTCAACCGGATGATGGGCGTGGACGCGGAAACATTCAAGAAATACAACAAGTAGGGGCAATTTAACACACAATCGAAAGGAGCAGCATTATGGCGGCATTAACGGCAGACAGAAAGCTGGAATACACCGACGGCATTGAGGTCGGCATTCCGGTGGATGGCGGCAGCACGATCTACGGCGGGGCGCTGGTGGCGGTAAACGCCGCCGGGTACGCAGTCCCCGGAGCGGACACGGCGGGTCTGATATTCACGGGCGTGGCGATAGAGCAGAAAGACAACGCCGCCGGGGCGGACGGCGATCTAACGGTCAACGTCCGGAGGAAGGGCCTCGTCAAGTGCGTCATGGGCACGGCCATCACCCAGGCGAACGTGGGAGACGCCGTGTGTCTCAAGGACGACCAGACCGTCGATCTGGCGGCGAATCTCACCAACGATATTGCGGCAGGCACAATCGCGGCGTATATCGACAGCACGCATGCGTGGATTGACATTGATTAACCGGCGCGAGGGGTTCGAAAACCTCCTTCCCCTTCAAGGGGAGGGTTGGGGGTTCGAAAACCTCCCTCCCCTTCAAGGGGAGGGTTGGGGTGGGGATGGGTTTTTTGCCCCTTAAACAAAAGAAATAAAGGAGGATCAACATGTTAGTAAATAAAGCTGCAATTATGGCGGTTTTCACGGCGTTGAAGACCACATTCAACAACGCCTTCGACGGCGCGCCGAGCCAGTGGCAGGCCACGGCCATGCTGGTGCCGTCGGGCTCCGGGCAGAACGACTACACCTGGCTGTCCAAGTTCCCGAAGATGCGCAAGTGGATCGGCGACAAGGTCATTAAATCGCTGGAGGCGTTCAAATACACGATCGTAAACGACGACTTTGAGGCCACCGTAGAGGTGGACCGCAACGACATCGAGGACGACAACCTCGGCATTTACTCCCCGCAGGCGCAGATGGCCGGTTATTCGGCGCGCCAGCTCCCCGACGAAATCGTCTCCGAGCTCAAAAATAACGCATTCGCGTCGGAATGTTACGACGGACAGTATTTCTACGACACCGACCACAGCGTGGCGGGGGCGTCCGTCTCCAACAAGGGCACGCTGGCGCTTTCCGCGGCTACCGCTGCAGCGGCTGCCGCATCGTACGGGGCCGCCCGGACGGCGATCATGTCCTTCCGGGACGACGAAGGCCGTCCCCTGGCGCTGATCCCCGATGTGCTTGAGGTGCCGCCCGCGCTGGAAATCACCGGCAAGCGGCTGGTGGCGATGGATCGGCTCACCGACGATTCACCGAACCCGTATTTCGGGACGGCGAAGCTCGTCGTCAATCCCCGACTCACCAGCGCCACGGCGTGGTTTCTGCACTGCACCGCCATGCCCGTGAAACCGTTCGTCTATCAGGAGCGCAAAGCGCCTGTGTTCGTCGAGCAGACCGACGAGCAGAACGACAACGTCTTCATGCGCAAGAAGTTCCGCTTCGGCGCCGAGGCGCGCGCGGCTGGCGGATACGCCTTCTGGCAGATGAGCTACGGCAGCACCGGCACGGCATAATTGCAGGTGGGGGCAGGCTTGCGCCTGTCCCCACCCCAACAAAAGGAGGCAGAGATGATCAGGATCAGAAGCACGAAAGAGGGCTTCCGCCGGTGCGGCATCGCCCACTCCAAAACAGCCGTGGACTATCCGGACGGCCGTTTCACCCCGGCCGATATAGCCGTCATGCAGGCGGATCCCCGTCTGATCGTGGAGATTGTGGCGGAAGAAACGCCCGATCCCGGCGCAACCGAAAAGACTCAAGCGGAGGAAGTCGGCAAGGAGCCGGTCAAACAAGTTAAGAAAGGCAAATAACCATGCCCTATTGCGCAAAAAGCGATCTCCTGTTGCAGATATCAGAGGCGGTGCTGATACAGCTCACGGACGACAACGGGCAGGGCGCTGTAGTGGACAGCGTCATCACCACGTCCGTAAGCGACGCCGACGATGAAATCGACAGCTACTGCGGGGGGCGTTACACGGTTCCGTTTGCGGCGGCCCCGGGCATTATCAAGAAATTGTCCGTCGATATCGCCATTTACAACCTCTACGCCCGCCGCAAGGGCGCGCCCGAAGACCGGAAGACGCGATACGATGCGGCGGTGCGACTGTTGCGGGATGTGAGCCGGGGGCTTGTGACGCTGGGAGCGGACGCGCCATCTCCGGTAACTACGGGCGATACCGTGGCCGTGACGGGTAACGACAGGCTGTTTACCCGTGACAAGATGAGTGGGTATTAGACTATGAAGACGCTGATCGCTGCAATCAAGGATGCCCTCCAGGCGAGCAACGATCTGGATTATGTGCGCGATGGCGACATCTATGTCACGGAGGACGATCTGCTGCTCCCGGAGTCCGTGCGGTTCCCGGCCATAGCCATCAAGGACGGGGCGATCGCTTACCGGGCAGCCACGCAGAGTCAGGAAAACGACAGCCTGCTGGTTAAGATCATTGCCTACGTACAGCTTGCGAAGCCTGAAGCGGCGGTCATGGGCGACAGTGCATCAGGCCAGTCGGGTGTGCTGGACGTGGTAGCGGACATACGGGGCGTGCTGAAGGGCAACCGCCTCGGAGGCATTGTGGATTCCGCATGGCCCGAGTCGGAGACGGAAAGCGCGCTCCTGATGGAATCGGACGGTCAGGGCATCCAGTACAAGACGCTCACCATCAGGTATGAGCGCTATTAGGAGGACATAATCATGACAATCGGCAAAGGATTTGAAGGCATTCTGGGGATAAAAAAGGAGGCAGCCTACGGCACGGCGATAGCCGTGACAAAGGCCATCCCGTTCGTGTCCGAGAATTTCGGAAACGATCTGGAAAAACACGCAGATGAGGTATTGCGCGGGAAGGCCGGGCAGGGCGCGAGCATCGCCGGGAATAAATCATACCCGTTCACCATACCCGGCAAAATGACATACGGCGATCTCGACCTGCTGATCGCGGTTGCCCTCGGCGCGGCAGCCGCGCCCACGATAAACGGCAGTCTCTATGACGGCCTCTACTCCACGGCGCAGAACCTGTCGTACAGCTACACGGCGGCGGTGTACAAGGGCGTCTCCGTCTGGGAGTATGCGGGAAACAAAATCGACACGTTGAAGATATCGGGCGAGGCCAACAAGCCGCTTGATTTCGAGGTCGGCGGCGTCGCGAAGACTTTAAGTCTGGCATCCGCGGTCAACACGTCCGGCGTCCTGCTGGCCCTCGATACGGAAGATGTCGCCTCCAAAATCATGTTTTCGGACCTCGAATTCAAGATTGCCGCGCAGGCAACAGCGCTTTCCGGCGCGTCCGAATCCGGCATCAGCCAGTTTGACGTGACGCTCGCCAACGGCCTGAAACTGGACGATTTTGACAACCGCGCATTGACCATCCTGGAGCCGCAGCGCAACGGATTCCGGAGCGTGAAGTTCAACTTCACGGTGCCCCGTTACGAGGCAGACACGTATCTGGGCTGGCGGGATGCGGACACCGCCCTGCATGCGTCGCTGACGTTTACGTCCGGCAGCTACTCGTTTTCCATCCACCTGCCGAAGATCAAGATCGACAAGGCGGACGCAGCAATCGGCGGCCCGGGGCTGATTCAGCAGAAAATCCAGTGTACGTGCTACCGCGATCCCGGGAGCGTGTCCGCGTCCTTTACGCTGACCGACGAAATTGAAATCGCTGTAACCAACGCGACCGCCACATCGCCGCTGGCTTAACCCACCGGGCCGGGGATTCGAAAACCTCCCTCCCCTTCAAGGGGAGGGTTGGGGTGGGGATGGGGTTTTTGCCCCTTAAACAAAAGAAATAGGGGAAGGAGAAAATATGACACAGGGAGCCGGATTCAGTTCGATAACTGCATGGGCGCGAGAGGGCGTCCAGTCGGATCACGGCACGCCGATCGTCTGCGGCTCGGGCGACCAGATCCCGCTCGTCACGGAGTCGCTGGCGGCTGATCTCGAAAAGGAGCCCGACAACACCATCCGCAACCAGGCGGGCGCCGGGGCCGCGGACGTCACAGGCCGGGGCGTGCAGGGGTCGGTGGAGATTGACGCCGTATATCGCGGCATCGAATCCATTCTGGCCTCTGCCTGCGGATTCTGTTCATATTCCGCGTCTCCGGAGACGGTAGCCGCGGGCGTCTATAAACACGCCATCGAGCTGGCCGGGAATCTGCACGCCGAGCCGTGGGCTGCGGGCGACGGGGTTCTGGCCGGATCGGGGCTTCTCGCGGGCGACCAGAAAGTTCGGCGCGGAACGCTCTGCATCGATAAGTCGGTCTCCATCTGGGAGTACGCCTCCGCGATGGTGCAGGCCATGACCATCAAGGGCGACTCCAAAGGCGTCAGGATTTCGCTCGATCTGGTTCCGTACGGCCTCGACCGGGCGTCTGCTGTCAACACATCCTCGGCCGCGTGGGACATACCCGGCGCAGACTGGCTCTCGGCGCTGTTCCAAGACATGGAACTGTGGATTGCCGACTATTCCACCGGGGCGGCCCTCAGTCAGGCAGACGCGATCGGCGTCAATACGTTTGAGATCAAGCTCGACAACAAGCTGGCGATCGAGCGGGACAGCCTGTCTGGCCTCTACATCGCCGAGCCGCGCCGCACAGGCAAGCGCGTCGTGACCGGCTCCTTTACCATTCCCCGCTATGAGGCGGACGATTTTTTGGACGATCTCAACAGTCAGACGGCCAAAATGGCGATGCTGCGGTTCAGCGGCGCGGAAATAGGCTCGACGGGATACGACCACACACTCTGGATATGGCTGCCGACCATCAAATTTGACCAGAGCAAGGCCCCGATCAGCGGGCCGGGCATGATGCCGCTTGTCTGCACATTCACCGCGGAGCTTCCGACCGGCCTGGCCGCCGGGTTCCCCAGCCAGGCAACGCAGGAGATGCTGATCCAGATTCAGAACGATTTATCAACCAACCCGATGATATCATAATAAAAAGGAGAAAGAGAAATGCCGATACAGATCATCCAGGACGACGAGAAATTCACCTACGAAAACGCGGGCTCCAAAATATTCTACCGCCGCATATCGACAGCCCGCCGCGCGGCCATCGTGCGGAAAAACACGAAGCGAGGGAAAAGCGACTGGAGCGCCGTCACAGCCGAACTCATTACCGCCGGCATCATCGGCTGGGAGAATGTCCAGGTGAAGGGCGCCGCCGTTCCGTATTCGGACGAGCTGGCGCTGAAACTGCCCGAAGAGGTGTTGACGGAACTTGTGAATTTACTGGGCGGAACAGGCGAGGATCAGACGGATGAGGACGCCGAAAAAAACTGAGGGACTTCCTCTCCTGGGAGCTGGCGCACCGCGATTCCTGTCTGGCGTGCCGGGCCCGGTACGAGGAAGATGACCGCGATCCGCCGTGCGACGAGAAAGGGATTTGCCCCACCGGGGCGGTGGAACTGCTCCCGGAGAATGACCAGGCATACACGCTCTACCAGAAGGTTCATTTTTTGGGTGCGGAAACGGTATTTCGGCTGATGAATCTCACGCTGACCAGCACGGATGCGGAAGACATCCTTGAGAAAATGACCATCATTGCATCCGTGATCGCGGAATGGGACGAGGCCCAGCGGCAGCAGGGGCAATAGGAAAAGGAGGAATCAAATGGCACGATTGACATGGGTTGCAACAACGCCGGTGGACGTGACGAATCTCTCAAAATTGACGCAGGACGAGGACCTGAAGCCGATAGCCAGCACGTTTGCCGGTTCGTCGGCCGGTCGGACGATCACCCACAATTACGGCCATACCAACTACCAGGTCGTCATTAACCCGGCGGCCGACGCCGGGGGGCTCCTGGGGGAGGTCTGGGTTGTTAAGGCGGCCAATACGGTGGTGATCTACAACAGCGGCTCTGCGGTGAGCGCATTCGATTACACGATCATCCCGCATGCATAAGAAAGGAGGCAATGAAATGACTGCAAAATTACCGAAAATCACAGTGTCGGGCGCCCTGCTCCAGGTCGCCGCGTTTGATTGCGCCTTAGGGCGGGTGGCGAAACAGACCATCGATCTCGAGCCGCAGGCCGGCCAGACCGTCCGGATATGGCTCGACGCCGACCGGAGATATTCGACCGATGCACGGGCGAACCACTACTGGCAGGTCGCGGAGCTGACCGTCCCCGAGCGGCAGTACATCGACGCCGAGACCACGGACGCCGACGGCCTGACGCAGATCGCGCATGATCCCGTCCCGCTCGATCTGTCAGCCGTGGCAATAGCGACGTGGGGACTGCCGGCCTGAAGGCGACGCGAGGTACATGATGGGCGCTTCCAATACAATCCAACTGATACTCGACGTCGATGACCGCGGCTCCGCGAAGGTGACGCAGTTTTCTTCGACGCTGACCGACCAGGTGCGTAAAATGTCGTCCGGCTCAGCCGGGCATGTTCAGGGGCTCTCGCAGAGCTTCACGAAGAACCTCGGCGGGGCGATCGAGGGCGTGAAAAACAGGGTCGTCAGCCTGAAAACGGCGGCGGCGGCGGCGCTTGTCGGCTGGGGCGTGGAGCGTCTCGCCGGTTCGTTTATCTCGACCGGCGCATCGATGGATAAAATGAAATTGTCGCTCGATACGATCACCAAAGGCAATGGCGAGGCGTGGTTTAAAAAGTTGAATGATTGGGCGATGACCATGCCGATCAACACCGAAAAGGCCATTCAATCCTTCATCATGATGCGGGCGATGGGTTTGCAGCCGTCGATCGCCGACATGACGACGCTGGTCGATGCGACCTCCGCGCTGGGCGGCCAGGCGGACACGCTGGAGGGCATTGCCCGGGCGCTGGGGCAGATCCAGGCGAAGGGCAAGGGCAGCGCCGAGGAGTTGATGCAGTTGGCCGAGCGGGGCGTCCCGGTATTCGAAATTCTCAAAGAAAAACTGGGGCTGACCGGCGCGCAGATACAGGATATCGGCAACCAGTCGGTCAGCTCCGGCGCGATCATCAAGGCGGTCATGGAGGGCCTGGCCGAGCGATTCGGCGGTCAATCCGATAAGATACAGAAAAAATTCTCCGGCCTCTGGGAGGCGATGGAGGGTTACTGGAAGGAGTTTCAGCGCCTCGTCATGGATTCCGGCGTCATGCGGACCATCGAGGCGGGCCTGACGTCCGTCAATGATAAAATAGCCCAAATGGTCGCCGACGGATCGTTCCAGAAATGGGCGGAGGACGTCTCCACGCGGGTGGTCGCCGCATTCAAGAGGATCACCCTTTCCGCCGCGGGTATTTACGATTCCGTGATGGAATATGTCCCCAGGATAGCGGCCGAGGTGTCGAGCCTCTGGGGTGCATTCACGTCGTTTCCCGAATGGATCCGCGATGCCGGGCTTATCGGGGCGTTCATTTACGGGAAAAAAGGGGCCTTTGCGCTGGCGGCCGCCGTCAAGGCGATCCAGATGGTGCGCAACCAGGCGGCAGGTTTAGGTCTGATCGCCTCCGGCCAGATGGGATTCGGTGAGTTCGCCGGGATGAACGGATCGGAACTGGCCGATTACCTGCGGGAGTTTGACCAGGAGAATCCCGAACGGGCCGCGGGCGCCGCGGGCTCTGCCGATACCGGGTCCGCCTCCGATTTCATGCGAAACTTCTGGGCTGGATTTGACGCCACGATGGCTGGCATCCAGGCGAAGGCGTCCGCGGGCGTCGAAAAGGTTGTGGCTGACGCCGAGACGGGGCTGCGCAATGTTCAGGAGTCCAGTACGGAGACTGTGGCTGCAGAAGCCGCGGCGGCGCTGAAAATCGCAGAACAGGACAAAAAGGCATTGGAATCGCGTCTGTCGGCCGCCGAGAAATATTACAGCGACCTGCAGGGCATGATTGAGAAAAATGCCGAAACGGAAAAAAAACACGTTGAAGAGCTGAACGCCCTGTACCGCCAGCAGGCCGACATCCGCAAGACGACGGCAGATCAGATACGCAGCCTGCAGGAAATCGGCATGTCGCCGACGCAGAAGTACGAATCCCAGAAGACCGCGCTGACAGATCAGTATGTCTCGGCGATGCGCCTCTCCGGGCAGGAGCAGGTCAAGGCGCTGGATGAGTACAAGCAGGCGCTGGTTTCGTTCGGCCAGACATGGTCTCAGGGCGTAAACGAAGTCACCGAGAACATCATCACCGGCTCGCAGACGTCGGTGATCGCGACGGGCAAGGAAATCATCGACTCGGTGATTGCCGACATCGAGCAGGCCACCTCGATGCAGATGCGGGCGATGGACGAATTGGAGGTTGAGAAGCAGCAGCAAATCGAGGCGGACAGGAATATGGGCCTCGCCCTGCAGCAGTCCGCCAATCAGGCTGTATCGGCCATTAACGAAATCCAGGGCGTTATCTCCGAACTGGAAGCGCGCATAACAGCGATGCAGAAGGTCATCACCATCACTGGCGACGACCAGGTCTCCTGGGTGGTGAACGACATTTCCCGGTCTCTGGCCGGCCTGCACGACAAAACCATCCACATCACCACGGTCTATCATGCCATCGGCGACGGGGGTGGAGCGTCTTCCACATCTTCTGATATTTATAACAGCATTTATTCTGCGGCAAAATTGAATCTGCCCGGCTATGCGTCGGGCACAGACTACGTTCCGCGCACCGGCCTCTACCGTCTCCACGAGGGCGAGATCGTCATCCCCGAGGAGCAATCCAGGCAGATCCGTCAGCGGGCCAGCCTGTCGGGAAGCAGCCCCCAGGGCGCCGTCGGTCGATCCGATGCACGTACCGTCCAGATCGGCGATATTGTGATCAACATTCCTGAATCCGCAGCCCCGCAGCGCGCGGAAGACTGGCGGGAGATTGCCCGGCAATACATAGTCCCCGAATTGGAGAAGTTGCATGCCTAACATCATATTTGCCAAAGGAGTGGATACATTCACGTTTTCAAAGGGGCGCGCCTACCCCCTCGATGACCCCGGCCAGGTGAATGTCCCCGTCGATTACAGCGAAGGCGGGCAGCTCTACGCCTATGACAAGGGCATCGAGGAGCAGTTCATTAACCTCTCCTTCGACAGGCTTCCGCAGGCGGATTTCAACAATTTTTCCGACTGGTTGCTGAACATTGCCGTGGGACCGCTGAACACATTTACATACACCGACGAGTCCGGCGCCGCCCACACCGTCCGCCTGCTCGATACGCGCAACCCCCTCAAAGGGGTCGCGCACGAAATGTATTCCGGCACAATCCATTTGAGGGAGGAAATTTAAGATGGGACCGATGAAGCTGTACCGATTATTACGCGACCACAATACCAGCATGAGCAATTTATCAGTAGCCCTCTATAAAGAGGAAATCCCGGTTTCCGACGCTATCGATAAGGCACGAGAAGCCCTGGAGAAAACCCTCGCCGCTCTCGCCTTCGACCAGGAAAGCTAAGCGATATGCGCAGTTTTAACGCCAATTTCATAGCCGAGAAAAACAGGCGCGCAGACGGCCCGGCGCCGATCAATCTATTGACGTTTGATTTTGCCGCGCCTGTCTATGTCTCCGATTTTGATGTCGCACCCTCCGGCGGCCCGGATCACAGCGGCATACTGAAATCATGGGGGTTCGTCGATACGTCGATCACGCAGACGCCCGGAAGCGGCGTACTCGGCTCCATTGATATCGCCGACTTGCAGCTCACGCTGATCAATACGACCACTCCCCGTTTTTCGGAAAACTTCACCGTCGCTGACCCGCCAGAAAATGTGGTGGTTACTCTGTATCAGTGGTTCGGCGGGCTTCTTTATTCAGAGCGCGAGATCATTTTCAAGGGCCTGATTTCCGGGACAATCAAATATGACGAATACACCTGCACACTGACCATCCGTGGGATATTCGATAAATACAACAAGATGATCGGCGATGATCTGGTTATCAATGCCGTCGATTTCCCCGATGCGGATCCGGACGTCTATGGGGCGATGCAGAACATCATCTACGGGAGTTGCCCAAATGTTCCCTGCCGGGCGATAGTCTCTGGCGATGTCACAAGCCTGGCTGCGGATATCACCGCTTCCCAGACCTCGATTGAGCTGTCTGATTCCTCCTGTCTGCCGCCATCCGGCGTCATCGGCGTCGATGCGGAGCAGATATCCTACACGGGCAATGCAGCCAATACGCTTACCGGCTGCACGCGCGGTTATAACGCCACCGTCGCATCGACGCATCTCACGGGCGTGGCGTTGTGGGAGGAGCGATCCGCTTTCGTCTATCAGACGGCAGGCCATCCAGTCCAGGCAATCGGCGATATTTATGTGGATGGGCTGCGCGTCACCTCCATCGCCACGAAATACACCGGTCAGACTGGAAACGAGCTGGCCGGGTACGAGGGGCAGGCGGTATTCACCGTTCCGGCGCGCCTCGTCCGGCAGCAAGTGCTGGATATACTGACGGACTCACTGGCGGTGGATATCAGCGATGATTCGAGTGTCGGCAATGGCTCTCTCGATATCAATGATTTAATGGACGTGATAGATTCGAGCTTTGCCGTCAACAACGGCACGCTCACGGTATCCGATATCAGCGCCGCGCTGGATGACACGGGCGTGTCCGACGAGATCACCGTCGGAGACGACATCGAGATTGCAACACCAACGACGACCAAGACCATCTACCCGTCCGGCGGCGCTACCAATATCATTGATGGATGCGACGTGACAGGGATTGGCATATACGGCAATTCTTGCAGTGCGTCGTTTCCCTCTACGTCATATGGGACAATAGCGAACCAATACCTTCATATATCCGTCCAGCTGGCATCGTATGGTTCTTTTACGGTCGGGGTTACCGGTGGGTGGGCGCCTTCCCTGGTAAACCTGGGCGGGGGGAGAGAAGGCGACATAGTCAAGGTGCGCCTGTCAAAAACTGGGGGGGGCTGGGGCGACGGCGTGACATTCTTGTCCGGCGGATACGGGGCGGTACAGGAGGTCTGGTATAAGGAGGTGATATACACGCCGACCGATCCCAAGTCCGGGGCGGCCTTTCGCAGCGCGTCTCCTGGCGTCTCTTTGTCTGGCGACGGCTCAGTGTCCGGGACAGGGACATTAAGCGGTAATCCATCCCATAGTGGGAGTTTTGCCCGGAATGCATCCGGCAATATCACCCTGACGGGTGAAATTGCCAAATCAGGGTCTGTGTCGCTTTCGTATGGTCACCTCACCGGCAACTCCGTAGCCGACGTCCGTATCGGCAAGCTCATCACGGCCGACGTGGACGGCTGGCAGGATGACGCGGCAGGCACATACACCGGCACGCCCTACGCCCTCATCGAGCGGCCCGACCATGTCTTCCGGCACGCCTGGTCTGTCCTCCTCGGCGCCCCCGTCGGCGACATCGATGCCGCCACATTCAGCGCGGCGGGGACATTCTACGCGGCCAACGCCTACAAATTCGCGCTGTTAATCAATAAGCCCGTACAGGCGAGCGATCTGCTGATGCGCCTGGCGCTCCAGTGCCGCAGCCGGTTTTTGGTCACGGCTTACGGCGCCGCGAAACTGTTTGTCCGCCAGCTTGGCCAGACGAGCGGTCACTCAATCCCGAGTGGCGAAATCAAGCGTGATTCCGTGTCCATCCAGCGCTCACCGTCATCCGAGATCATCAACTACCTGAATCTCTGTTACGAGCTCGACCTCACCCGCGACGCCGCCGACGACCAGGCATATTGCGGCGTCTGGAATATCCAGAATGCCGCCTCGATCGCCCTCTACGGCCAGCGCGAATGGAAGGGCGATCGCAGCCTGTTCCTGTTCGACGCTGTGCGCGATCCGGATATGGCGGAACACGTCGGCCTCTATCTGATCGATTACCATCAGCAGGCCCGCCGGATGCCGCAAATCAGCGTATTTTTGGATAACATGGAGATCGAGCCGGGCGACATCATCGACATTACCCACCCGCTCGACAATATGGGCGGATTCACCGTGGAGGTGCAGAAGCTCCTGCACCATCTCGGCAGCCGCAAACAGATCGACTGCATCGACATCGTTGCAGCGGAAAACTAAAGGAGCCCAATATGCCCATGATATTGCCCATTATCAAGACAGGAACGGTGCATCTTGGCGTGGAAACCCTGCGCTGTCCGCAGTGCCGGTTTCCAAACCAGATAGAGATCACCTCTGACCTGCCTCCGGAAGACTGGCTGACCTGTGCAGGGTGCGGCTACAGGGCGCTCCTGGATATCCGCCCGATACTACGGAAATACGGCCTTCCGCTGGGGCTCAGCATCGAGGAAAAGCGCGATTTCAGCCGCCATTTACAGGCGGACATAAAAAAAATCACATAATTAATAAGGAGGACACATCATGCCGTTACTGAATATTTCATTATGGGAAGCGTATAAGCACGCATTGGAGGCTGGCAGCGGCGGACGCAACACGGTTATTTTCGACGACTTAAGCCTGCCGTCGGTCATGGTCCGGGTCCCTGCATTCTCCGTCGAGGCCATCGATACCGATCTCGGCACGGGCAGCCACCCGGCATTTGTGGTCAACGGAGCGCAGAAATCGCATTTTTCCGTTGGGATGTACAACTCATACGTGTATGGCACGCGGGCCTATTCTCTCCCGTACAAAGACCCCACATGCTCGCTGGATTTCGACGCCTCAAAGGCCCGATGCACCGCGAAGGTC